GCTGTAGCAGGTGATGACTATACTTATGGTGGGCAAATAACAGCCGACACAACCTATGATTTAGATTGGTTTTCAAGGTCTGTAGATGTCACCCTTCAAAGTGATTGGGCATCTTTTGGTAGTCAGTATTCTTTCGACCAAAGACATCAAAATTTTGATTATTACATAACTATTAAGGCGGTGTCATCATCAGCAACAACATACCTTACCTTAAATTCTGACCAAGAATTAGAATGGGTTGCTACCGAGGATCAAGTAGTTCTTTCAAGGGGCTTTAATAGAAGTCCACCAACATTAGGACCACAGGATAGTTTGTACTTTAACTCTTTCAATAATAGTTCTTGTAATGGTGCTTTAGAAACTGTAGGACATTATTATGCCGATCCTGCGGATATAACAAGGTTTTCAACCCCCGATTCCACATATACATTTGAAACTGACTTATTATGGAAATGCGTATTACCTCAACTTGCAGAAACATCAAGTATATTTGTAAAGGTTCTATTTATACCAAGGTATTATAAGGATAAGGCACGACAAGCTGCACAACTAATATCACCATCATCAGGTACTCCTGTACGAAACACTTATGTAGAGGATATTACGATAACAGCAAGGGAAACAAGCTCGTTAATTACAAATGAGTTCAGAGTTACAGAATACGCTCCAACTTCATCTACAGCTATCGAAGATTTTGATTTAGGCGATGTAACCATTGGTGTATCATCAGCTAACCCTGAGTATTCAATAACTTATAGAGATAATCAGCCGATTACAGAAAATGTTTATAGAGGTTCAGATACAGGGGGTGAAGAACCTTTTACTCAATTCTTAGTAAAACAATTTTTAGAACCACAGCAATCACCTTTAAAGATATTACAAGGTAGCATTCAAAGTGATGACATTAGCCCTATAGATGTAGTTAAATACTCATATAATGGTGATGGTAATTACGAACACTTTATGTTTATGGGGGGGACTTTTAAGGCTCAAAGTGAAATTATGGATGGTGAATGGTTTAGACTAAAAGATGATTAATTATGGAAGATAAAAAGGTACAGAAGATAAACCACGCAATACAGGGTGTAAACGCAGGGGTTAGAGAAGTAATTAGAAGATTCGATGAATATTTAGAGGGGCAATCATTTGGTGTTACAACTGCAGCTATTGAAGGTGGTGGTGTTGATAATGCCCCTGCATCACAAATAACAACTATATCTTGTAGTGCGTTAAAGGGTGATATACCAAAGGATTCATACTTTATAATATCATACCCCGATGGTACACACCCAAAGTCTATATTAAATAAAAAAGCAGACAAGGTAGTAGGGAACACAAGTATAGTTATACACGATGGTAGCACTCCTGATGACCAAACTTATTATGCTGATTACCCCTATCCAATAGGGTCTTTAATATCTGCTGTAAGTTACACAGGGAATGATACTCAATTTGCTGCAGGTAACGCTACAGATGTTCAATACAACACGAGTGGTCAGCTTTCGGGTGATTCTAATTTTACATACAACGATAGTACAAAGACTTTATCAGCAACCAATATAGTAGGTGACTTAACAGGTGATGTTACAGGAGACTTAACAGGTGATGTTACAGGAAACGTAACAGGAGATGTCACAGGGGACTTAACAGGAGATGTTACAGGAAATGTTACAGGAGACTTAACAGGAGATGTAACAGGAAACGCAGATACAGCAACGACAGCGTTAGATGTAACAAACGCTAAAGGTACAAACAAAGATATTCAGTTCAATGATGGTGGTGCTTTAGCAGGGAGTTTCTATCTTACCTTCGATGTAGGCACAGCAACTCTATCAGCAATTAATATTATTGCCACCAACATAACAGGTGCTTTGACAGGTACTTCTTCTTTATCGAATGGTGTTACAGCGTATAATCTAGCTATAAGTGATAATTCAAGCAAGGTGGCTAATACAAAATTTGTACACGATGCTATAGCTGATGAAGATTATGGTGTTACAAAAATTATTGCAGGGACAAATGTAACAATTAGTCCTATTGGTGGTACAGGTGATGTAACCATAAATTCAACAGGTGGCGGTGGCGGTTCACCTGCAGGTTCAGATACATACGTTCAATTTAATAACGCAGGTGCTTTTGGTGCATCTTCATCATTAAAATTTGACGATGGTGCAGACGAATTAACTACCTACGCTTTATCTTGTTCTACGGCAGAAATCCAAAATCTCTCAATCGGTTCAGGTGGTTATATAAATTCATTGTCAGACATTAAAACAAACACCGAATTTAAGGGTAACAACATAGGGACTATTTCAGACGATGCTATATACTTAACCCCTTTTGATTTCTCGGCTAATAGTGATGCGTTTGCTAGACCTTATATTTACCAAACGGGTGCTGTAGCAAAGATTTATTCTACATCAGATTATCTTCAAGCAGGTTTTGTAGTTCCTGTAGGTTATCAAGCTACTCATATTGATTTACAGGCAGCTTATACAGGTACGGTAAGGACTTATAACTTAACTCAATTTGATTGGAACACATCTAGTTACGGTTTACACGGAATTTATGATTCAAACGTGAATGCAGAAATAGAGAATTGGAATAATACAGTAGCCACCCCTTTAGTTGGGGTAGCAGGTAGATATTGGTCTATCTCTTTTGACCCACAATTATCATCAGACACCATTAAAGGTGTGAAAATAACAATAGCAAGAGTATAATATAATGATGGATAAGAACTCAACAGAAGTAGCTGTAGCACAGATAGCAGCAATCTCAATAAGTATGTCAGATGTTGAAGGGTGGTTGCAAATGGCATCACTAATACTAGCTGTATCATTTGGTATTTACAAGTGGTACAGAGAGATAAAGAACATAAAAAATAGTAAAGGGGTGAAAAAGTAGGTTTTAGCTACCTTTTCCCCTATTTTTTCATTACCTTTACTACATTATTAACAACTAAAATTTATATTATGGGTCAAGTTATAGACTTCTTATTAGCTAATGGTGCTGAATTGCTTATTGCAATTTTAGCTGTAGTTAAAATCATCGTGAAACTAACACCTTCTATTAAAGATAACAAGGTCTTTGGTTATGTTGATGATTTAATTGGATTCTTTATCAAAAACAATGGAGAAAAAGAAGAAACAAAAGAGGATTAAAATGTCAGGATTTATTACTAAAATAGCCTTAAAGGGTATCGTGGCAATAATCCCTGAAATGTTTAAAGACAATAAGGGTAAATGGTCATCGAAGCGAACTGTGTCGGGTGTACTAGCTGTAGCAGCAGTAGCCCAAATAGAAGCAAATGGTATCTCTTGGGAAATACTATGTTTAGCTTTAATAGCTGTTTTACCTTTATGTTTTTTGGGTGACGAGAAGTGCAATAAATGTGACAAATCGAAGCTCACAAAAATCTTTAACAAGAAGAACTGAATGTATAGGGCATTTTTAAACAGGGTTCAAGCAGACGAATATCAGACTTTAGGTTACTTCTCTTTATACGATGGGGTTAACCTAATCTTTGATTGCGTATCTTTGGAGTTGCCTTGGAAAGATAATGAAACTAATATTTCTTGCATTCCAAAAGGTACTTACAAAGTTACCCCACGATACTCAGACAAATACACTAAACACTTTATATTAGAAGATGTTTCCAATAGAAAATTCATACTTATTCACGCAGGAAACTTTAATTCCGACACAAGAGGGTGTATTTTGCTTGGCACTAGCTTTGGAAAAATCAACCAAGACTCTTTGTTGGATGTTACAGCATCACGAAGGGCTACATCTGAACTCTTTTTCGCCACCAACGGTGATGGATTTGAACTAACAATATCGTAGAGGTATGCCTCGTTTACCAAAAGGTAGAGGTAGGGTAAAACCTGTTGATAAGAACAAATCTTGGGGTGGTGATACCAAGGTGTACAGTAGAAAAAAGTGGCGAGAATTAAGGGCTTTTTGGATAAAGGGAAGTCCATTATGCGTAAAGTGTGAGCAGGGAGGTAGAACGGTTGTAGCAGATGTAGTGGATCACGTTAACCCTGTCAAACAAGGTGGTGGTATGTACGATATGAACAACCTACAATCACTTTGCCACTCTTGTCACAACAGGAAAACTTACGAAGAAAATAAAGGTATATATGGCGAAGAAGAACAAGAAGATTAATAGATATAGAAGTGGATATGAAAGAGAGGTTTGTGGTGAGTTGGATAACTTGGGCATTAATTTTGAATATGAAACTAAAAATCTGTACTACGAAGTTGCCGAGCAACGTAAATATACTCCAGATGTTATTTTGCCAAACGGAATCATTTTGGAGTTAAAAGGTCGATTTTCAGCAGCCGATAGGAAGAAAATGCTGTTAGTTATACATCAACACCCTGCACTAGATATTCGTATGGTGTTTCAAAGACATAAAAACAAACTATTTAAAGGAAGTAAAACGACCTATTCTGAATGGTGTGATAAGCACAACATCAAATGGGCATCTAAAACAATCCCTGTAGAATGGATAAAAGAAAAGACAAAACACCCGAAGAAATAGCCGAAGATGTATTCGGTAGTTGGATTCAAGACTTAACAGAACAAGAGCAACCCGAAGCCTGTAGCATAGATGATGAAGATTGTGAGGCTTGTGGAAGTTAGAGTACCAAAGGGATAATTAATTTTATCCTTTTTTTTTGTCCTAGGATTAGGTTATTAACAAATGTTTACTTATATTTGGTATTATTAACCAAAACACTCAAACCAATTATGCAAACTACTTTATTAAACACAATCATCGAATCAACAAAGGGTAAATTCTTTGGGGTTACTTTTAGAAAAGCAAATGGATCAATAAGATTTATGAACTGCCGAACAGGTGTACATAAACACACAAGTGGAGAGGGGTTAAAATACAACCCTAAGAAAAGAGGTAATGTTATTGTTTGGGATACACAAGTACAAGGGTACAGAACCATTAAATTAGAAAGCATCAAGTCAATTAGATTTGAAGGAAAAGAGCTGTGGGTTTCTAACAGCTAATCACATTAAATTTTAGGGGGTTAAAATGAAAAGGGGGACTATTTGTCCCCTTCTTTCGTTATGTTCCATTCGTATGTGAATGGCTTACTTTCTTCCTCGTGTATTAGCTTCTCTAGGTACACACACAAATCCATTGCTTCTTCTTGTGCGTGTTTTAGCCACTCTAAGCGACTTAAATCATTTCGCTCCATCGTAGTGCCATATTTAGCCTTCCCTATCTCAGAACGCTTTAAAATCTTAAAACAAACTTCTTCTTCTATTTTACTCATAATGTTTTAGTTAGTTAATAAAAACAAATGTAAATAAAAAAAAGGAAGAACCAAAATGATTCCCCCTTTCCCAATTAACCAAATAATGAAAAACAAAAGCTATGATTACTCTCAAAAATCACAACGATGTTCAAATATAAACAAGTTTCCCCTTATCATAATTAACAAAGGTAATGTACTTGTAAACAAATCTCCTTTTATTAAAATCGGTGGTTTCGGGTAGTGTTTTCCAAAACCAACTATCTATCTTTATTTTATTCAGGTTGTGTACCAATACAGTACCATCAACAAAGAAGTTTATATACAACGCTTGTGACCCTTTCTCGTTCTTACTTCTTCTCAGTATTCTTTCATACTTGTGCATTTCAAGTATTAAACCTTCGGGGTATTTTTCTTGTGCAAAGTCAAGGCAAAAATTCCTACTTTTCATTTCACAATAAAACTTTACACCATCCTTGCGTTCAGCTACGAAATCCCAATTAGAATGCATACCATCAGCAGGAACACATTTAATGCTATATGCCGATGCGAATTTTTCCATTAATTCAAGTTCCCTTGCATTCATTTTTACTTACTTTTAGTTAGTATTCGCTTATACTCATCTACGATAGCTATTAGCTTAGTCACATTAACATCTTTAGCATCTATCATATCTGCTAACTGGTCTAGTAATGGAGTAACCTCTCCTATCTTACTTTCGGTATTTCTAGTTCTAGTAGCTAATTCTAATTCATTTGAAATGCGTTCTAGTTCGTTCATTTTTACTTAATTTTAGTTAGTATGTCTAATTCTTGTTTCAATTCTATAACAGCATTCGCCATTTCCATTTCTCTCGCATCAGCTAAGAGCTTTTCACGTTTGTAACCCATCATCTGAGTGTACACATACGTAAATGCCATCATTGATTCAGTTAGCACGTTCAACCTTTGTTTAAGTTGTTCTGCTTGTGGATGGTCAGAGTATGTAGCATATTGTTCAGTCATTTTAGCAATCTCCTTCTGATGTGCTAAAAACTTATCCATACTATTAATTTCATCCATATTAGGGTCTTGATCCCTCAACAGGTGAATCGCTTTCATTGTAATTTCATCAGGCATAACCTTTTATTTTAAATAGATTTTCTTAAATATTTCCACCATCACATCAACGGTGATTGAGTTACCTGCTTGTTTGTACAACTGAGTATTAGAACACACCTTTTCAGCTTTGTAAAAATCATCATCATCGAAACCTTGTAATCTCCAAGTTTCAAGAGGGGTTAACCTTCGTATGTTTCTGCTTAACACGAACTGGTCTGTATTACCACCACTACCTGTTGACGAATGTAAGGTGTTAGCCTCGTCTTTCAAATGCCTATCTACTACAACACCATCCTTATCCCTCGTGTAACCAATTATCTTAGGTATTTCTACTGCAATACTATTTGCTGCATCCAAACAATATGCAATACCATCAGTCTTAGTTAAATGACCTGTACCACCTTTCTTTGGGTCACCACATCTAGGGTGAAGATTGTGTATTACTATAGTATTATCGGTGGGGCAGTCAGGCTTGTTTGCTCTAACGCAATTAGCTATATCGTCACCAGTTTTAGGTTTCCATTGGAATCCTGTACCTTTCTCTTGATGTCTTTCTTTGTGATTATAAAAACCATCAATCATTTTTTGACTTAGGTAATACTTTTCATCAACATCATCCTGTAAAACATCTTTTAGCGTTTTAGTTAAAGGCATTTCTTTAGGGAAGTTGAAATTTCTCCAATGCTTAAACCCAACTATAAATATTCTTTCTCTGTTCTGAGGTATTCCATAATCCTTAGAATTTAATATCTGATAGTAAATGTGGTAACCTAAACCATCTTCAATACTATCTAAACCCATTTGACCATTTACAGTACCACCACCATTAGACAATATATCAATAATGGTTTGGAATGTTTTACCCTTGTCGTGAGATACTAAACCTCTAACATTTTCAAGTATAAAGCAATTAGGTTGATTGGCTCTTATAAACTCAGCTACATCAAAAAATAACGTACCCCTCGTTTCATCAGCAAAACCTTTTCTTTTACCTGCATAACTAAATGCTTGGCAAGGGAATCCTGCTACATACAAATCTAAAGGTTCTACCTCTTTGTGATTTCTAGTAGTAATGTTGTCGTAAAATTTCTTAGGATTGTTAAGCTCTAGGTAAGATGCTTTTGCGTACTTATCAATCTCACAAGCAAATACATTTTCGTTAGGTATTTTCAACCTTCTTAAGGCTGCTTCGGGTGATCCAATTCCACTAAAATCTGTTGCTACTTTGAGAGTCATAATTAAAAGATTGCGTTTGTTATTGGTTTAGTTATTGTGTTTTGAATCGGGTCGTTTAAACTTCCGTTTTCATTGAGATACTCGAATCTACGCTTTTTATATGAATAAAACAAACATATAGGGTCTAGTTCGGGTGTTGGTACACCAACTAACTTTTGAAATTTAATCTTCTGAATGTGTATTTCAGTCACGTTCCACTTCTCGCTTTGAGGATTGCGATGAAACACAATAAAGTTATCTGCCCTGTTGCCAAACATAGCCCCAAACTCTACATCACTCATATTTGGAGCAGGTCTAGTACCATCATCATTTCGCCTTCTATTCGCTGCTGTGCCTGGATGTACGACCAAATAGAACATAATATTATGCTTCTTAATAAACCTTCTAATGTTGCTTAAAGCATCATAATAGTATTCATACTTAGATTGCTTCTCTGCTGACTTTAAATCGTTTAAAGGGTCAAGAGATACACCATCGAAGTGTTCTACTTGCATATAGTCACCAAAAGCCCCTAAAACATCTTCAACCGTTGGTGTTTCATCAAATGTAAGAACGGTAAAGTGCTTGAAAGCCCATTGAATTGCTTGTAAGTATTCTTCTTGACCTACTCTATCTGAGAAATCTTTGTCTGCTGTCTTACCACAATACATTTCAGCAATATCAATCATTAAATCGCCCACAGGTTCGTTCTCAGGACAATACATTAACCATCTGTAACCATAGAGCTTAGATGCCATTATCATAAGAAATAATTGTGTAGTCGTTTTCCCTATATTAGCGAACCCTGTCATAATAGTTAGTTCGCCTTTACGAAAAGTGTAGTGTGGGTCTAAAGGTGCTATGCCTGTTGTTTGACCTTTAGTGTAACCTTTAGAATATATATCTTTACAATAATCTACAACTTCCTGTTGTGATGTTATTCTATATCCACTCATAACTATTGCCCCATTTGTTTAAGTTGGTTACCTAAATACGTTGAGTCGGGCAAATCTTTCTTGTCACGAGCGATCCAATTATTTGCTGACATTTTCCAGTTCTTCATTGGGGACTTTCCAACCTTCCAACCCTTAGAGCCATAAAAGTTATAGAATTTCTCAGCATCTTTTTTGTTGCTACCTTTTGAGACAAAATACTCCTGTGCTTCCTCTAATGATTCAGGAGTAGGTTTTTGAGCAGGTTTAGATGTTTCACCAAACTCTATTATAGCAGTATCGGAATACGTTATATCATTCTGATTAAGTATTTTTAATATAGAGTTGTGAACCCTGTTGTTTGGGTTTAATGTTTCACCATATTGAAATTTAATGAAACCTGTAATATACCATCTACCATTGGGTAATATAATAATCCTGTCTTTACCTGTATTTAAAGATTTAAAGAAATTGTCAGAATTAATCTTTTCACCTATTAATAATTCAAATATTCTTTTATTTGGCTTGAATATACCTGCGTGATTACAGTTGTCGCATATATAATCCCAAAATAATTTATGGGTTGTAGGTAGTTCTAAGAACCAATCTTCATTCCACTTTTCTGTATCTGTGAATCTTTTAGCCATCATTTTAGTTAATTTAATTTGTAATTGAGAGAGAGAGAGTAAATGAAGGGGGACTAAGCCCCCATCAATTTAGAATGGCATACCATCATCGGCAGCCTGTTTTTGTTCACCTGACACTACTTCGTGGTATGTTTCTTCTTGTGAAGCAAATTCACTAGAACTTGTCTGAACATATACTTTCCACGCCTGTAGATCCGTGTAAAACCTTTCATTGTATTCTCTTGACTCTGCGTTAAAGCTAACTTCAACCTCTTGACCAACCTTGTTATACTTCTGAAAGTTGTTTACTTTTTCTTCACCGAAAACGGTAAAATAAACGGTCTTGTTGTACTCACCTAAAGTTTCCATAGCAAACCCCATCTTTTTCCAAGACTTACCTGCTTTTGATTCTCCTTGTTGTACTTCACTAATTTTAGTGATAACTCCTTGTAATACTAGACTTTGACTCATTTTTTTGAATTTAATTGTTTATAATCGTTAGCAACTTCTAGGACAAAGTTAGCAAAAATTTCCGAATTAAGCATTTCTTCAATCAAAATTTCTTTAAGAAGTTCACCTTCGGTGTTTGCAAAAGCCCTTGTTATGTATTTATCATCACCCTGAAATTCGGCTGAAACCAAGAAATACTCTTGGCATTGCTCTGTAATTTCTTCGTGGGCTACATCTACTCTATTTATTTCCATAATACTCCATTATTAGGTTAGTTTTTGATTTGTTTGTAGTTTCTAACTTTAATATTTTTGATATATCTACTCGTTCTCGCACCTCGGTTAAGTGAGCAATTTCACCTTTCATTATACGATTTAATGCTCTAAAATCTTCTTCGTATTCGCAATATTTCTCAAACGATTTACGTGAATGGATCACCGATGTATGGTCACCATTAGTTAACGTACCAATCTCACTTAAATTTAAGTCACCACCCATACATAGGAAGTACCTTAAAGAGTGTCTAGCACTCATTATCTTTCGTGACCTAGAGGTGCTTAATATTAATTGCCTAGGTACTTTCCAATAGTCTGAACACAAAGTCAAACCCTTATTTAACCTATCTTTTCCGTGCTTAGTTACAAATTTGCTTTTCATAATTCTTCGTTTATTATGTGGTTACTCGCTTTCTCAAAAGTATCGCAATACCTTTGCTTTTTCTCTAATAATTCAATGTACTCTTGCCTACCTTGCTCTAAGAACAATTCCCCACACCTAAAGATTCCTACCTGATGTGGCGAGTTTGACTCTATTACAATAAATACAAACTCTTTCGCTCCGAACCCATCTAAATAGAACGCAGCCTGACGATGATAAGCGTACCTGTAAGCACTTTTCTTGAAATCGGCAACATCTTTGCCTGTAGTCTTAATATCTACTAGCATATCGCCTCCTGATACTATCATATCGGCTTTACCTTTACACTTCGACATCGTGTTGAAGTCTATCCAAGTCTTAGCTACTTCCTTCTCTGAATTATCTAAGATGTTTTTAATCTCAGGGTATGATTCTAACTTACGCTTCAAAGATACAGCTAATTCGTAATCCTTCAAAGCCATAAGATACTTACTTCCTTCCTTACAATCTTTCTCTAAGGCTATCTTCCACTCCTTATTTACTTTAGCTGTCATACCCTTATCTTTATCTGGTCTGTTCTGTGGATCAAACACAAAGAATAATTCAGAAAACTTTTCAGGTTCTAATATTAATGTGTGTACCAAAGCTCCAAACCTTAAAGCAGGTGTATCTAACTTACCACCGTTACGCATCTTCCAATAGTAAGCAGGTGATTTTTTAATATACCCTAACTGAGAGTTAGTAGTGTACTCCCAATCACCGTAGTATTCTTCATCTGATTTAAACTGCTCCATAACTTATTGTTTTTTAACTTCTTCTAACTTTTTTACAACCAAAGCCAAGAAACCTATAAACAAGGGTACGTAATTATATATTACGTGAATCCAAAGTAACATTATAAGATACCAAGGTGCTTGTGCCTTACTTAATATCCAAAATAAAATAACTTCTATCATTTTTTCTTCTTCTTAAATATTAACCCCTCTAAAGACCCTTGTTGTTCTTTAGTCATATAATACTTTGACATAGCGTTTTCTACCTGAACGTGCTTACCTATACCAATAGCGTGTTCCATCTGCTTAAAGATTTCTTCATCCATCTTTACTTTACTAGGCTTCTTATCTCTAATCCTTAAAGCATCTACAACATCACCGAAAGCCTTAACACCCTTCTCTACATATAGGGTAACTTGTGTACCTATCCAATCTTGAACCAAACCACTACCTGCTACCTTTTCAATGGCTTTAGAATTAGTCCTGTTCAGTATCATTGGCTTATCAAACTCCTTAAAGTGGACCACAAAGCAATCCTCTTTTCTACCTTGCTGACCTGTAACTTTCTCAGTTCCCATCTTGGTAACTGTGGCTGTAACCTCTCGCTTACCATCTAATGAGTATGACCCTAAAAAGTCGTAGTTAAATTGTTTTTTCCAATGTCCTTTCATAATTTGTTTTAATTTACTTGTTAAAGGGTGGGGTGGTATGTTTTCCTAATACCTAGACCGCCCAAAATGGAACTTTCACTTTTGATGTCTATATATTAGCAGACAAAGCCTTTAGATATAATTGTTCTGTTATACAATCTACCATTTCTACAAATGGTTTGCTGCATTGCAAACGATTCTGAACCCTACCGTTATCTAAAATTAACTCAAACCTTACTCTTGGCGGTGTTTCTTTTTTAAATTCTTTAGGGAAATATGCAAATGATACATTAGCATCTACACATCTTTCATCGTTGTTAAAATTCCAACCACTAATTATAAATGGTTTAACTAATTTGGTTAAATGTTCTTCCATAACTGTTTTGAGATTTAATTGCTTTATTTATTTTCACTTTCAACAAATGTATAAAACTTTTACTATATACCCAAAAAAGTCGTGGGATTTTTGATTATTGATGTAAAAATACGAGCTTTTTTCCTCTCCCCCACCGAAATCGAAAGGGGAGGGGAGGGGGGTTAAATTGGGGTAGGGTAGGGGTTTAAAACCTCTACAGCCCAGGCTGATCCTACGATATAGCGTTTTTAGTGTTTTATTTTAAAAAAAAGTGCTAAATTATTTGTATTGATCCATTTTTTTGTTTAGTCGTATGTGTGTTTTATTAGTTGGCGATTGACTATCAAGTCTTTAAGCCTGTTTTTATCAATTCTTTTGTATATATTTGTGATGTAATCAAAAAAAACAAAATTATGAAAAACGTATTCCCACAGCCTCAAACAGATTTTCAATTACAACTAAGAAAAGAGGAAAAAAATAACTTTGTATTTATTTTTAAAATAAAAGTATTGTATAGGGAATTTTTTACCCCTTTTTTAAATAGCTATAAATTTTAACCAAAAAAACCAAAAAGATGCAGACGAACAGAATCCACACACAATCAAGTTACACTTACTATGGTAACGAAAAAACAAACAACCCCAACAGGAAACCTTATAAGGTGGTATTTACTGGCAATTTTTTTAACGATGAATTTGACGGGATAGAAGATGTTATTTTTTACGAAATTGAAACGGGTCATTTTATGGATATAACGGACTTCATTTATGATTTTTTCCCTTTTGAAGGCTCAAATTTTATAGATGATATAGAACAACGAATCATAGACAATTACTAAACCAAACTTTTAACCAAAAAAACCAAAAAGATGAATTTTACAAAAACCGATTTAATCGAATTAAAGCACACGCAAATTTTGACGCAAAATGCGAAAATGAAAAAAACTAGCAAGGAAACAAAAACCCGCATTTTCAACTTTGGGATAACTGCTTATAAATCTCATTCTACAGGTCGAATAACCTGCCCTTTTGCGGATTCTTGTGTGTCTGTTTGCTATGCTGCCAAAGGCACGTATGTTTGGACAAACACTAAAGCAGCCTATGAGCGTAGGTATCTACTTACTAAAGACACCTACCTATTCAAGTCTAAAATAACGGATGCAATTAAAAGACGTAAAGCAACCCATATAAGAATACACGATTCAGGCGATTTTTATAGTAAAAGCTATATATATAATTGGTTCGATATAATGAAACGTTTTCCACAGATTACGTTTTATGCATATACAAAAAGTAAGGTGATTTTCGACACGTTTAAAGACAAACCAACCAACTTTGTTTTAATTTATTCTCTAGGGTCTAAACGGGACGACTTAATAAATGTTAATGAACACCGCCACGCAAAAATATTTAAAAATGAAGTAGAACTTTTAAAAGCAGGATATATAAACGCTTCTGACAATGATTTAATAGCCATAAACAAGGGCAACAAAAAAATAGGCTTGATTATTCATTAAAAACTAACTTAAATACAAAAACTATGCATTATTCAATAACACAAAAAACCACAAAAAAGGTGCTTTATTTCTTTAGTACAGAAGTTGAAAAGACCTATAAATTTGAGGACTATAACAAGGCTTTAATATTTGCCCTAAACGAGCAAATAAACAAGATTGTATGTAATTTTAGCGACTCAGTTAAAACAACGCGCAAACCTTTTCAAACCTTTTATAAAGTAGATGAATTTTTAAAGGTTGCTACAAACAACCCTATTCATTTTTTAGGAACAAGGCAAAAGGTTAACAAAGCGTTATTTTACTATTATCTTATCAACTCAAACCAA